CACAGCGAGATCCTAACAGCATCCTCGCGACCATCCCACAGATGATTATGGACGAGGCCAGCGAAGGCCAAGCAGCCGAGATCATCACGCTGCTGTTGCCTGACATGAAGATTTCTGACGCCAAGAAATTTGTTCGCGACCTACGCACGACCGGCGAGGCCGAGTACGAGGAGGAGTATGTTCAGAAGAATCTGCCGAGCGTTACCGCGCTCCGTCCGTTCTCTGAGATCGCACTGCCGCCCGAGACGACTGACCTGCAACGCGCCCGTGTTATCTTCCGCCGCGAGTTCATGACAGAGGTCGAACTTCGCGCCAAGATTAACGATGAGGGCTGGGACAAGGATTTCGTTGAGGCCGCGGCAACAACTCAGGGTCGCCAGTTCTGGCTGACCAATGACTTCGCCAGCATCTCACCACCCGACATTAATCCTGTGGGCATCCTGCGCACCGATCACTTGATCGAGGTTGTCCACGCATACAGCCGCCAGCTTAACGACAAGGGCGTCCCAGGCATCTACTACACGGTATTCTCCAGCATGGTCGAGAGCGACCTGTACGCCAAACACGAACTGCTCGACTACGCTCACGGCAAGTACCCGTTCGTTGAGTATCGCTCGGAACGCCTGCGCCGCTCAATCATTGCGAGCCGTGGCGTGTCAGAGCTTGGCATGACAGATCAGGAAGAGATCAAGGCCCAGCACGATTCCATCCGTGACCGCACCGCGTTCACCACGATGCCTCCGCTGCTGGTCAAGAAACGCATTGGACAGATCAACAAGATCGGTCCAGGCGTGCAGGTTCCGGTCACGCAGTCCGACGACTTTAGCTGGATGCCACCGCCGTCTGCTTCCATCATGGAGGCCAAGACCGTCATCGACATGGTGGACGCACGTCACGCCAACTACTTTGGCCTCACGCACGCATCGGTTCCCGCGGTCAAGACTCAGGTGCTACAGCAGAAGATGCTCAACAACTGGTTCTGCACATGGTCTGAGGTCTTCTCGCAGATGTTCCAACTCTGCTGCCAGTACATGACCGAGGAAGAGATTGTCCGCATCGCTGGCCAACCACTGCCGAAGCGCATCAGCGAAATCGCAGGTCAGTTTGACTTCATTTTGAAGTTTGATGTCCGCGAACTCGACAATGAGTTTGTGATGAAGAAGCTGCAATCGATTTCTCAGTTCGTTGTTCCTCTGGACGCCGGCGGAGAGATTGATCGCAACAAACTTGTCAAGCTGCTCGTCGGTGCAATTGCGCCAGATGCCGCCTCCGAGATCCTCATCAACAAGGAGGGCGCCAGCCAGCAGATGTTCCGCCAAGTTCAGTCTGACATTGGCCTGATGATGTTGGGCAACGAGGCACTCTACACCGAGAACGATCCAACGGCAGCGATGAAGTTGCAGTACACTGAGCAAATCATTAAGGCCAACCCAAAGGCGCAGCAGGCTGCGCAGGGAGATCCGCAGTTCAAGCAGTTGCTTGAGAACTACGTCAAGAACCTTCAGATGTCGCAATCGCAGCAACAGAATAAACAAATCGGACGGATCGGGGTCGCTCCCGTTCAAGGCCAGCAGCAATGATACAACCAAAACTAGTCGAGGGATTCGGTTTCACGGGAACCAATGCAACTTGGGATGCCGTCATGGGCGTCCTTGACGAGTCTGTGGCAATCGAAACTGAGACTGCCATATCTCGCGAAACCATCGGCGAGGATCGCATCCACGCATCCGGTCGCGCAGAGGCGCTCAATGACTTTAAGTTATTGTTGGCGCAACTGCGCGATCAGGCGCGGCAGTCGCAAGGTCTGTGATGCTAACTAAACATAGGCGAACATGGTGTGAGTTAACAGACATCATGAGTACCTATTGCGCAGAAAAACTTTAATAGGTTATATAGCACAACGGGCTTTCCTAGTTGCGCCCCTGAGCAACTTTGCACGGTCATCCTGGTGACCACAAAAACACCATGCAAGATAGCACAGTTCAAGAATCAACGGCGGCGGCAACTGGGACGACCTCCGACACACCATTGAAAACCCCAGTAGCAGAAAAGTTCGGTCAACTCGATGAAGCAAAGCTCACTGCGCTGATTCGAGGATCTCTGATGTCCGAACCATCGGAGCAGGAAACTTCCAAGCCTGCCAAGTCTGATAAAACAGACGAGGAAACAACGGAGGAAATAACGTCCGAGGAGAGTCCGGTAAATACCGAACCGACCGAAGACAAAAAAGATCTTTCTCAAGACGTCGAAGACGCTGACAACAGCGAATCCGAAGATGGCTCCGAAGAGGAAATCCACGAACTCCCCAAGGGTGTTAAGAAGAAACTCTCAAAACTTTCTGCTGCAAAGCGTGAGTTGGAAGAGAAACTCAAGACACTTGAAAGCGAGACCGTGGCCCTCAAACAGAGACTCGAGTCTAATCCTGTCACCCAACCGGCTATTGCGCCAGTCCCAGGCAATCCCTATCTCCACCTTGACACACAATCAGCAGTGGAAGCAGAGATCGCTCAGGCCAGACGTGTGCGTCGGTGGGCGGAAGAGAATCCAGACGGTGCTACAATTACTGACCAACAAGGTAAGGAATTGGAGTACAGTTCGGAGGAAGTCCGCCGTATAAGGTTAAATGCTGTAGATGCTCTCGAAGAGCACCTTCCCCGACAACTGCAATATGTGCATACGAGGACACAACTTGAACCACAAGTTGACAGTACATATAACTGGTGGAAGGACAAAACTTCTCGCGAATACAACCAAGCTCAAAATATCTTGCAAGCATTTCCCGAGGTCAGAAAGTTTCCCGATTACAAATTGTTTATTGGGGACTATATGAAGGGTGCTCAGGTACGCGAAGCAGACTACTCCAAGCAGAAGCAGGCGGCAACAAAAGCGGTGGTTAAAAAAGCACCATCGCAGCCGAACAAACCAGCATCTGTTCCTGCGCCTATCAGCAAAGATAGCGCACGGTCACAGGAGGCGTCCGCTGCTATGCGTAAGTCGCCATCACAGGAATCGCTCAAGAAGGTGCTTCTCTCCTCGTTCTTGTAATATTTAGGAATTACTACAATGGCTCAATTATACGAACGCTCACAAATTGGTAAACGCGAAGATTTAGCTGATTATATCAGCCTAGTGGATGCGAAAGACACGCCCTTCGTTTCCATGTCTCCGAAAGGAAGTAAACCCGGCAACACATATATGCAGTGGCAGGCGGATAACTTCCCCGCCGCTGTTACAACTGGCACGGTTGACGGTACAGACGTGACCAGCGGCGACTACCAGAATCTTAATTCTGGCCGCGCTGTTCTGGCCAACTATGTACAAGTATTCCGTCGCCCAGTTCGCGTGTCGCCCCTCTCGGTGGATGTTTCCGTCGTTGCGGGTCTTCGCGATGAACTCGCCGGCATGGTCGCCAAGGGCATTGTCGCCCTCAAGCGCGATATGGAAAGCACTTTCCTGTCCGCTAACGATGGCCAAGCCGACAACGGCACGGTCGCGTACCTCACAAAGGGTATGGGTTCTTGGGTAAGCACAAGCGGCGGCAGCGTTCCTGCTGTCCCTGCAGCTTTCCGTACTCCTTCGGGCAGCATCAAGGGCGGGTCTGCCGCCACATCGACTCTCGACGAGTCAATGGCTCAGGATATGCTGTCTTCAATCTGGAATAATACTGGCACATATCGCGACTATGATGGCATCGTCTCAAGCCAAGTTAAGCGTGCCTTCACAAACCTGCTCTTCACCACCGGCACAACTGCTGCCGCCACTGGTGCAATTGCAGCCAGCACGATCCGCACGTTCAGCCGCGAGGCCGGTGCTGATGCTTACGTCTCCAGCGTTGATGTGTTCGAGGGTGACTTCGGTCGCATTCGCCTGCATCCTGATGCGTTTGCCCCTAACTACAAGGGCTACGTCATCCCGATGGACTTGGTTGAAATCCGCTACTCGAGCCTCCCAGAGGTTCGTGATCTCCCCGATTACGGTGGCGGTCCTGCGCGTCTCATCGAGGCCGTTGCTGGTCTCGTCGTGAAGAATCCTCTCGCCTTCGGCAAGTTCGACTTCACTTCCTAATGTTAGCGAACATCCCCACTGAGTTAGTCAAGCCAATGCTTGAAGAATTCAAGCGGGGGTGGCATCGGGAAAAATTGCTCGGCAGAGTCGAAGCCAAGAAGCTCTCTGTCGGTGCTAAGGGTTATCATCGGGGCGTAGATGGCGTAGGTCGTCTACGCGCCCGAATCCCTGCTTCATCGTTCCATTACTGGGGTCAACGCTTAGGCTATGACTGCTGGAAGGACGAAACATTTCTTAAAAACTATCTCAAAGATAACGATCTAGAGGTAAAGGGCGGCAGAACAAAGCTCATGGTTGGATATGGTAAATCTACCAGCGAATCCTCCATGACAATTTTCGATCAATTCGGACGACCAACTTCTTAATGCTCACGGTCAACTACGGTCTACTTCTCTATCGGTTCTGTCAATTGACGGGGCTTGATCGTGCCAATATTACATCGCAAGACTTTGCCATGTTCAGAGACCTGTCCAATGGCCGTCTCAAGAGGATCTGGGAGGCTCAGACGTGGCCCGATCTTATTCGTACAAGCACGCCTCCTGGCGAGACCGTCAACACGGACGCAAACGGAGTCAGAACGGTAACACTTCCGGTCGATGCGGACGAAGTTTTATCTGTTTACAACAGCGATCCACGCCTAAACACAAGGGCGCGGCTCGTTAAATATTTTCTATATAACGATAGCACGGCGCGGTACATTAATATCATGGAGGCGGCAGACCCGATCTTCATCGAGTACAGTATCAAGCGGCCTGCTCTATTTGGCGATGCGTACAGCGCAACCGCAACCTACTCAGTTGGCTCGCAGATCTATTTTGATACGTCCACCAACAGTGGATCGTTTCAGCCAGACTCTGGTAAGCAGCCGGCAGGTAACTTCTATACTTGCCTAATTGCTACAACAGCAGGCCAGTCGCCTTTTTCTAATGCAGCGAACTGGTCGATCATTGAAATCCCAGACTTCACTGGCGAGTACCTTGTCCGTTCATGTCTTGCAGACTACCTTCGCGGTGAGGGTCAGTACGAGCAGGCTATGGCCGCGGAACAGGATGCTGAAACAACTAAACAATATGAGGCTGATAAACTCCTTCGCGCAGAGGGTCAAGTTCGTCGCCTTTCCGTCTTCACCTACTAAATTATAATATCATGGCATCAAACGTCAAAGTCTCAAACCTTCAGCCTAAGCCCCACCAAGGTCAGTTGCTGCAAGAAATCGCCGTCAGCACAAGTGCTGTCGGCTTCACCAATAATTTTGACATCGATAGCGCATATATGCTGTTTGAGGTCAAATTGGCCAGCGTGTACGTCACGTTCGATGGCAGCACACCCAGCGCCACCAATGGACACAGCTATGCGGCTGGATATCGTGATTTCTGGTCGCGCAATCAGGCAATCTTTGCCAAGTTTATTCAAAATTCTGGCGCGGCTCGCGTCATCGTGTCTCCGTTTACGGACTAATAGACGCCAATGCGCGTTTTGTTAAATCAGTTAAGAAGAATTCCTCGCTTCTTTTCTTTTTTGAAACAGGAAACCGGCTACCGAATCCTCTTAGAGGACGGTGGCAAAATCATTGTTGAGTAATGTCTACCGATCTTAAAATTTCACAGCTCACGCCGGCTACAACCGTCAACACGAATGACTTCACGGTCATGGTCGACGGCAACACGTCGGCCAATAAGCGAGCAACGGTAGCGCAGATTCTGGCCATCGCGGGTGCCGGGACCGTGACGAGCATAAACGTGTCGGGCGCCAATGGGATTAATTCTTCCGGTGGTCCCATCAGCTCAAGCGGGACCATTGCCTTGAGTCTTGGTGCCATCACGCCCACGTCGATTGTGGCCTCGGGTACGATCAGCGGGTCCAATCTTTCTAATACGAACACGGGCGATCAGGCAATCACCATAGTGGGAGACGTAACTGCGCCGGCCTCGACAGGCACGCTGACAACCACGTTAGCCAATTCCGTTGTAACAAACGACAAGTTGGCCGACATGGTTGGACCTACTGTCAAGGGTCGCACGTCAGGCACCGGCATCCCACAAGACCTGTCAACGGCTCAAATAACGGCCATGCTGCCCGAGATGGTGGCCGACAGTGGCACAGGTGGTACAAAGGGTCTAGTTCCGCCTCCTACGGCTGGTTCTGCTGCTGCCAAGAAATTCTTGCGTGCAGACGCCACTTGGGTTGCTACGGATCTCAATGACATCCTACCAACTCAGAGCGGAAACATTGGCAAAGTCCTACAGACTAACGGCACGACCACATCCTGGCAGGCTGTCGGTGTCGGTAGCGTGACTAACGTGTCGGTAACTACGGCCAATGGGGTTAGCGGTACGGTAGCGAATAGCTCAACCGTTCCAGCGATTAGTCTTACACTAGGCGCCATCACGCCGACCTCCGTAAATTCTGTGGTGATGTCTGGCTCTTCCACGCCGACCTTGGCCGTCACGGGGACTAGCTCGATTTCTAATGCCAACACTGGCGACCAGACGACAATTACAGGTAATGCCGGGAGCGCGACCATTCTTCAGACTGCACGCGCCATCAACGGCGTAAATTTTGACGGCTCCGCCGCAATTACGGTTACCGCCGCAGGATCTACGTTGTCTGACACGGTTCCGATTGCGAAAGGCGGGACGGGTCAAATTACGGCGCAGGCGGCGCTCAATGCGCTGCTGCCGAGCCAGACCGGTGCAAGCGGAAAGAATCTACAGAGCGACGGCACCAATGTCAGCTTCGTGGCCGACGCCGGCGGCACGGTGACATCTGTTGCGGCTACCGCTGGCACGGGAATCAGCGTGTCGGGTAGTCCTATTACTACCAGCGGCACGCTCACCATCACCAATACGGCGCCAGATCAGACCGTGGCCATTGCTGCCGGCACGGGTATATCTGTCAGCGGCACCTATCCTAGCTTTACGGTTACAAATAGCTCTCCCTCGTCTGGCGGCACGGTCACCAGCGTGGCCGCTACGGTGCCAAGCGTATTCTCAATTTCTGGCAGTCCTATTACAGGCGCAGGCACGCTGGCCATGACATATTCTGGCACGGCCTTGCCAGTCGCCAACGGCGGCACCGGAGTCACAACCTCCACAGGCACAACCAACGTAGTGCTGTCAGGCTCGCCCACAATCACTACACCAGTTATTGCCCAAATCAATGACGCGAATGGTAATGCCACTGTCAAACTGACAGGTATAACAAGTGCAACGGATTACTTAGAAATAAAAAACGCAATTGGCGTTGGAAGTCCGCTTCACATTATTGCTGAAGGCGCAAGCGCAAGCATCGGCCTGCATTTGCAGCCGAAGGGAACTGGGCTTTTAACAATCAGCGACGGCGTAGATTTCAATAAAGGTATTCGCTTCCGCAGTTCGTCGAGCGCAACCAGCGCGGTTACATTGATTGACGCAGTCTCAACCGCAGGCAGAGTCATTACGCTGCCAGATGCCACGGATACGCTAGTTGGCCGCGCTACTACAGACACGCTGACGAACAAAACCATCACAGGTGGAATTCTGAACGGCACGCTGGGTGCCACCACACCTAGCACGGTAGCTGGGACGACTGGGACGTTTAGTGGAAAGATTATAGTAGGCGGAGTTTCAGGTGCTGATGCTACTGCCAATGCGGAAATTTATGGTTCTGTTTCAGCAGCTCTTTTTCCAACTTTATTTGTAAATGGAGCGGCAACAAATACCTCAAATGAAGTTGGATTAACATTTCAAGCACTCACCACAACTAGCCAATCTTCAATAGCACGAATACAGTGTAATTTTACTAATAACACTCACGCAACACGAACGGGCCAGCTCAACTTTTATGTCGCTAATAGTGGCGCACCAAGCCTTGTTGGTTCCTTTACCTCCACTGGCCTAAACTCCACGGCCATCGGAGCGACCACACCGTCCACGGGGGCGTTTACGACGATTAGCTCAACTGTTGCTGGCGGACAAGCTAGAACGCTAGCATCCTCGACAGCTACTGGTGTTTATGAACGAGTGGTTGTTAATAGTGTTACTAAGGGATATTGGGGAACAGCTGACCAAACAGTTGGCGGTGCTAGTGTTAATGACTTAGGGATTACGGCAATTAACAATTTATTATTAAATTCGGGTAGTGGTATGATAACTGTTGGTGGAGGAGGCGCGGCAATCACAGGGACTTTGTCGGCCACGGGGTTAACTACGCTCGACTTAGGAACTGGGACATTACCTGCGCTTATTAATGGGTCACAATCTCTCCGTTTATCTCAAGCGAATGATGTCTCGACAGGGATGCAAGCAGATACGTTTGGAAGTGCTACTGGGTTTCAATTATACGCTCGTCAAGCAAGCGGGACAAGAGCAGCTCCTTCTGCGACAAGTTCGGGGAGAGCTATTTTAGATATTCTTGCGTATGGCTATACAGACGCTCTTAGGACTGCACCAAATGCGCGTTATCAAATTATAGCAAAAAGTTTATGGAGTGCAACAAACGCCGAAACTCAGCATATATGGTATTCCACGCCTAGCGCGAGTTTAACTAATGCCGTTGTAATGACTCTAGATTCCACTGGCCTCGAAATCACAGGGAAGTTGTCGTCTACAGCCGCAAGTAATATATTTACTTTTGTAAATTCTACTGCTGGAAGTGCAACAAATAAAATTTCATTTGGCGTTACCACCAATGAATATTCGTTTATTAACTATAGCGATACTACTGGGTATCTTTCTATTGGGCAGCCATCAGGCAGGTCTTATGGTGTGAATATACAGACTAACGGCGCAAATGTTGGAGTGTTCACCGCTGCTGGCCTCGCGGTCACTGGGGCGATTAGCAGCACGGGAAATACTACGCTTGCATCCTCTAGTAACAAAGTGTTCATGTGCGGCTCAACAGCTTCAGTCAGTGTTGAAAGAGCATTGATGCAATTTGATGGGTCTGGCGCGTATGGATTTGGAATTAAATGCACCAGTGCCACTGGCAGCCACATGAGATTTTATAACTCAAGTGGAACGGATAATGGATATATTTATTCTACGAATTCCACCACGATGGTTTATGGTTCAGCATCGGATGGAAGGCTTAAAACAAATATCCGCCCACTAAACGACAGTGGTTCTATTATTGATGCTATTCAGCCTCACATTTTTGATTGGAAGCACGGCGAGACATTGAATTGTCACGGTTTTATTGCTCAAGAATTAAACGAAGTATTCCCAGAAGCAGTCGTTGCAGGAGATGATGACGAAGATGTTATTAAAAGTACATGGGGAATTGATCCAGCTAAACTTGTTCCAGTGCTCGTAGCCGAACTGCAATCCCTCCGCAAACGCCTCGCCACCCTAGAATCCAAATGAGCTACGACCCTCTCAGCATTGATATAAATTTATGAATCCACGCAATCTACCATGCAATAGTCCGAGACGTGACATCAAGGGCGGCAAGAAGTCCGTCGTCAAAGCCTGCCAGAACGGACAGGAAAAAATTGTGCGCTTCGGAGACGCCAACATGAAGATCAAGAAATCGTCTCCCGCTCGCAAGAAAAGCTACTGCGCACGTTCTGGCGGCATCAAGGGAACGTCCAACAAGCTGTCCGCTAATTATTGGTCGCGCAAGGCATGGTCATGCTAAACACAAACCAATAGAAATTTAACTTAAAATCAAATGGCACAGATCCAAAAAGGCACAACGTACACGGCAGGCTCACCCCTGAACACCGTATCGTACACCAATCTAAACGCTCACGTTGACTCAGCGATCCTGTTGCCTGGTGCCATCACAGACCAGACCGCTAAGGCGGTTCCAGTCGCCGCTGATACTATCTTGCTGCACAGCGCCGCCGATACCGCACTGCGCAAGTCAACCATCACGCAATTGTTTGCCTCGCCGCAGCCTATTGGTGCGACTACTGCCACAAGCATTGCAGCCACCACCATCACAGCCTCTGGCGCCATTACCGGGAACCTTACCGGAACCGTGACCAATGGCGTAGTCACCACTGGATCGTATGCCAACCCAGCGTGGATCACATCGTTGGCCAACGCCAAGATTACCGGACTTGGTTCGATGGCACTTAATACGCTTTCCGTTGTTGAATCTATTTCGGTCAATGCGAATCAGACCGGAACATCCACGGGTGCCGCGCTTATTTTTAATACGCCAGGTGCGCCCACTGTTAATTTGACTGTAGGAAAGTGGCTGGTCATGGGAACCTGCACATCGCGGGTCAATGACGTGGCCTGCGAAGCCAAACTAGAATTCTGCGATGTCGCAGGAGCGAATGTGTTTGGTTTTGGCTCTTCGGGTCTGCTACCAACATCGCGTGACAATGTCGCGGTTATGGGGTATAAGGTGGTGGCCTCAGGCACATTTGATGTCTACTTCAAGGGTACGCCAGAGGCCGGCTCTACCATCAATTTAGGGTCAGCTAGTACCGTGGCTCACGCCGGCGGAATTATCGCATTTAAACTCGAATAACATGAATCCAGAACAAGCCATCCAAATCCTGTCACAAGTTGCTTTCGCTCACGTTGGCACACGCAAAGATCACGAAGTGATCGAGGCCGCGCTCAAGGTGCTATCTGAACTGGTTAAAAAACCACACGACAATGCCCCACCAAATGAATGACAACATTAAGGGCTTCCTCGGCACAGTTGCGAGCGGTGCAGCTGGAGTTGTTGGATGGCAGAGCAATCTAGAGTTCTGGCTGAAAATCCTGTCGCTCTTCGTCAGCATCGCGGCGGGTGTCCTAACCATCGTCCACTACGCTAAGAAGAAATAATGCCACTAACAAACACATACCTAGTCGAGGGTGAGAACGGTTTTATCGGGATGCAGTCCCGCAATAATCCGCTCGAACTAAAGGCAGGCTACGTTCAACTGTCGCAGAATATGCGCCTTGACCGTGGCACGGCTGCTGTGCGACTAGGCATGAAGCGTCTAACCTCTGGCGCGTCCATCGGTGTGAATATTTACGGGTCCAGCACCTTCTCAACCAGCACCGGCACAGAGTACATCATACTGCTGACCGGCAGCGGTCTGTTTTCGTATAATACGTCAACCCTCTCTATCGGTAGCATTATTAACTACCCAACAGGTCGCACGATTACTGCCACCGACAACGTAGACATCGTGCAGGCCAACAACGTGGCCTACATCTTCCGGGGTCAGGGCGACGCGCTGAAGACTGTCACCAGCATCACTCGCGTCACGACAACAGCCACAGCTACGATCACGGCGCACGGTTACGCAAACGGCGACGAGGTGATTATTACGGGATCAAACCTCACTCAATACAACGGATCGTATGTGATTTCTAATATCACTGCCAATACCTTTGACTACACGATGGCGAGCGATCCCGGCGCATCCTCTGGCGGCACACCAGTGTGTCAGAAGGGCAAGGCTCCCCTCGTCTGGGATGGCGCCACCACGATTACGGTTGTCCCACAGGGCGTCAGCACACCCGGCGCTGAGAATATGCCGACGACAGACTTTGGTCTGTACTTTAAGAATCGGTTGATCCTCAAGCAGGCGCGTGACTCAATCTGCGCCAGCGACTACCTAGACTACAACACATGGGACCTAGATTTCCAGCAGTTCGTAATCAACCTTGGTGCAAACGATTTCATCGTTGGATTCCAACCTTGGCAGGAAGATAAGTTCATTATCTTTCAACGTAACTCGATGTACTACGCTTACGTCGATCCAAACGGCTACACCGCCGGCGCAGCCCCAGGCTCAACCTCGTTCATCCAGTCTCTCACGTCAGAGTTTGGCTGCTCCGCTCGGCGCTCTATCGTCAACGCCGGCGAATACATTTTCTTCCTTTCAGACAACGGCGTGTACCTACTCAATCCTAGCCTAGATCTAAAGCTGCTAGGTAACACGACCCCACTGTCTGATCCTATCTCAGACGTTATCGCCAGAATTAACACGACCGCGGTCAGCAAGGCTGTCGGCAAGGTGTTTAATAATCGCTACTATTTAGCCATCCCAATCGATGGTTCGACTAGGAACAATGCGGTCATTGTGTACTCCCTGCTCAACAAGGCATGGGAATCGGTCGATACGTTCCCTGTCGGAATGTACGTCGATAGCATGGCAATCGCTCTGTACGGGCAGGCCAAGCGCCTCTACTTCATCAACCAAGAGTACGGCATCTTCCTGAGCGAGGAGTTGGCCTACGATGAACTAACCGACAGCACAGGTGCGCCCGTGCTTCCGTTTGTTCTGCCAGCGGTAATGACGACCTCATTCCAGCCCAACGCTATCGCCGGGCAGATCCTGACCCGCAGATATTTCTACGACACCTACGCCTCGAAACGCTTCAGCTACGCGGAGGCAGATCTGAACTGCAACGCCGGCGACTCGATGACGATCACGGCCATCGCCACGAATCCAGACAACACGTCGCAGGTGTTTAGCTTCTCTTCGTCTAGCGCAGAGGACTTCACAAAACGCTTCCGCATCGCAAAGCGCGGGTTTGGTCTCGATCTAAAACTTGAGTCAGTGACAGGCCGGCCAACGGTGCGCGGTCTTAGGATCTCAGCAACCATGCCCGGCAAGAACGTCGTATCCGAAGAATGATTCCAGCACTACAAATCGCCGAAGACCTTTACAAAAAAAATGGTCTTGTTCTGGGGAAGGATCTTCACTCCTACCTCACTCACGGCTTTGTGTTCTCGTCGCCGGCTACCATCATGATAGGGCGACCTATCATAGAGGCACATCCAGACCGCTGGCTAGAGCCAGAGGAGTACCACCTCGCAGACTCATGGTTTGTCAAGATGGCTGTCGGCGACGGCGCACTCAAGTGGTTCATCACCCGGATGCCGTGGCACCTGCCGAAGGTGATCTGGCAGCGCGGGTTTAAGGGCGACGAAAAGATGCGCGTCTTCGACACCGACAAACTAATCAAGAAAATTTTACAGTAACACTTAACGCTAAATAACATGGGATCTACAAACGTCCAAGCAGCACCAGCACGCGACTACGCGCAAGAAACATCGCAGACGCTGCAAAACCAGATCAATCTGGCGCCACAGCTGTACCAGTCCGAGGCGCAGTACCAGCCGCTGTACAACCAGCTCCAGCTCCAGAACACCCAGCAGGCTCTGCTCGGCGTTCCCGGTGGCCAGATCGGTATGCTTGACATCTACCGTCAGGCTTTGCCTCAGTACGGTCAGATTAGCGCAGCAGCTAACACCCAGCAACGCGCCGCTGACATTGCGGACGTGCAGGGGCTTGGCCTACAGGCGTCGCAGGCTTTCATGGCAGCAAATCCTGAGCTGGCAGCATCTCTGGAACAGGCTCAGGGCTTTGCCGGTCGACAGCAGAATCAGTTTACTAACACACTCAGCCAGCAGCTCGCCCAACAGCAGCCGCGTGAGAATATTTATGCGCAGCAGGTTGGCGCAGCGCAGATGGGCGGACCACAGCAAGTTGGCGCGGCCCAGATTGGTGGTCCGCAACAGGTCTACACCCAGAACATTCGCGCCGGCAATATTGGCCAAGGTGCGCTCGGTGGCAGTCTATATAACCAAGCACTCAACGCTGGTCCGTCGCGAATCTCCAGCGCACTTGAGAGTGCCGTGCTAAACCAGATGTCGCCAGATGGCAGTCTGACGCCGGCTGAGATGCGTCAGGCCGAGCAGCAGGTCCGCGCATCCTACGCCGCACGCGGCATGGCAATGTCGCCCCAGGCTATTAGCGCAGAGGTGCAGAATCGTTTGGTCAACCAACGCCAGCGCCAAATTGAGAACCTTGGAATGGCTCAGAATGTTAACGCGCAGTTGCAGCAGGAGCAGGCCGCAAACCGTAACTTTGCTGGCAACATTTATGGTCAGGACATTGGCCTACAAGGTCAGAATGTGGCCAACAGAATGCAGGCTCAGCAGCTCAACCAACAGTATGGACTGCAGGCTCAGTTAGCCAACCAGTCTGCTGGACTAACTCAGGCACAGGCCAACCAGCAGGCTCTAATGCAAGCTCAGCTTGCGAACCAGCAGGCTGGCCTAACGGTTTCGGAAGCTAATCAGCGCGCCATGATGCAGGCTCAACTTGCAAATCAGCAGGCCAATCTGGGCGCAGCCGAAAGCAACCGCGCCAGCAACCAGCAGCAGTACCAGAATTACATTCAGAACCTTGGTCAGGGTTCGCAGCTTGCTAACCAAGAGTTGGCCGCGAATCGCGCCTACGCTGCGCAGATGGTTGGCTTGCGTCAGGCAACGTCCAGCGATCCATTCCAAGCGATCCTTGGCCGTCCCAGCACCGCATTCCAAGCGAGCCAAGGTCTCGGTGCGCAGGGTATGCAGAACACGCAGATTGCCGGTCCTGCGCTGTTTAATCCGGAGTCTAGCTACGCCAACAATATCTACGGTGGCAATCAGCAGGCCACGAATGCCGCCAACATCGCGCAGGCGCAAGCTAACGCATCGATGATCGGCGGAATTGCTGGTGGCCTCGGCGCCGTTGCTGCCGCACCTATGACTGGCGGAGGATCGGTAATTGGATCACTGTTTGGAAAATGCTGGGTGGCTCGCGAAGTCTACGGCGAAAACAATCCTCGCTGGATTGAGTTCCGCACATGGCTGCTGACGCGCTCGCCAAATTGGTTCCACAACCTATACATTAAGTACGGCCCTCGCTTTGCTCAATTTATTAGCAACAAGCCAAAAATGAAACGCGCCATCCGCCTCTGGATGGACAGCCGCATCGCAACTCTTAGCGCCTAACATTTATGCAAAAGGGACCATATTTTAATCCTGTCCAGTACATCAGCCCCCTGCCCGAGGGTTATATGCAGGCGTCTACCAACATTGCCAACACGCTGGGCAAGGCAACGCAAGGACTTGGGCAGACCATTGCCTCAAGCATCGAGCAATACACCAAGAACAAAGAAGAGAGCCAATTTCTTGATGAAAAATTCCAGATGACTACTGGCAATCTTGAAAAATATAAAACAGACCCAAAATTTGCTGAAGATCCTAGAGCAAAAAAACTTGCAGAGGGAGTTGGTAAATTTGCTGCAATGTCTAACTCACAGAAGAAATCGTTTCTAAACAATGCAGACTTTGCGGTGTCACAATTTGATAGAGAGACTGCTATTGATTATGCAAAGGCACAAGCTCAACGTCAGTACGAACTTGACGCTCAAAAAGCGTTAATTGATGTGGCAAGACTTAGAAGTGATGAATCTCTAACAGCCGCAAGGATTGAAGAGATGAGACGTGGATTTACTCCAAGCGTAACAACGGTTCAAGGCAAATATGGACCAATTGAATTAATAAACTTAAGCAAAGATAATTATGGACTTGCGCCAAAACCAACAGCAGCACCTCTTCCTTTAAGTGATATAGGCAAAAAACAATACGATCGAGACCAGGCGTTGCTATCTGGAAATCAGAAAGATGCTACAGACCTTCAGAAAGAAATTGATGCTCAAGTTAAAAAAGAGGCTGAAGGAGCTGGTGCAAAAGCATTAAGCGCAGATCAATCAAATGCTCTTAATTTCTCGCTTCGTTTGATGCAAAACGAAGACTTTATAAAAAACAATAAATACGATGCAACGGCAGTTTTTAATCAGTCGTGGACTCCAGATCGTTTAACGAGTGATGATAAAAAAGCATATGATTCAGCCAAAAATAATTGGATTGCTGCTGCTCTTCGTAAAGAATCGGGTGCGGCTATTGGCGCAGATGAGTACAATAAATACGATAAACAATATTTCCCACAAGGTGGAGATGGAAAAACTGTAATAGATCAAAAACAATTGATGCGTAATCAATTGATGCTAGGCATGACCGCTGGCATTGGCCCAAATGCACAAGACTATCTTACTCGGTATCAACTCAATGCACCAACCAAAACCGCAGTTCCACCTGTAAACTCCGAAACGTCAAAAGCGCCACAGAAATTAAGAAAGTTTGAATCAATGGCTGATGCTGAAGCTGCTCTTGCCAGTGGATTCACCGGCGTTGCTGAGATCTTTGATCCAGCAACAGGAAAATATCGCAAGTCTCTCCTTAATTAAAGCTATTATGCCAATCACTTTTCTTGACGATAAAAAGGAACAGCCTGGCAACGGAATTACCTTTTTAGATAATGCCGGTAGTGCAGGCATTTCTTTTCTTGATGCAGGTCGCAATGCAACTGGAGAAGAAGTAACTAATCGGCAGGCCAGTAATCCAGCATCGGCTGAATTAATGAATCGTGATGATTATGTAAGGATGCTGGAATATAAGCGCGACAACCCTGTCTCTTGGGGTACGATAGCCATGCAGGGCGCCGAGGGTTTGATCGACGTTGCAGGCGGAGCAATTAAAGAAATTGGTGGCGCAACGCTTGACGCCTTTAATGCACCAGCACCCAAGGGTTCAATTAGTCAACTTGGTGTTGCTGATCTTAGCAGATTAAATCCCGTTGGCGAGGTCGCGGCAAGGGGGGCATATGCTGGGTTTAATCAATTAGCGGGGATGGTCCTTGATATGATGTCATGGAATGACGACAGCTTAATTTCTTATCCTGA